GTACCTGATGTACCAGCATCTCCATTAGCACCTGAAGTACCTGATGTACCTGAACCTGACCCTCCTCCTGATAGACCAATAGTAGCTGTACCAGCAACGATAGAAACACTATCTACTGCTGAGCCACTAAAATTAAGTGTACTAGCATTACCAATATCTGAACCATCGTTTTGGATTCCTATTAAGCTAGATCCACTACCAGATAGTGCTACTGCGGGATATACATTACCATCTGAATCTTTAAGATATAATCTACCTTGATCCTCAGATTCCATAAACAAAGAAACCGAACCAGATGATGGTAAGGTTATGCTTCCTGAGGGTGTGAGTTTTGATATTATTTGAGCCACGTTCTTCTAACTATTTTATTTATAAATATTAACCATTTTATTAAATTATATGGAACCACTAATATCTACTCCAATAACTAAATACCCATCATTTATTAAAGTACCATCATTTTGGAAAGTTGTTTCAACTTGTAATAAACCATGAGTATATATATCAGTTCCTTGTACTTGTTCTCCTCCTGTAATTGTAATTAGTCCTCCTCCTAAATTATATAAATCATATCCAATACCTTGAGTATTAACAGGGATAGTTAAAGATTCCCCTGCTTGAATAACACGAGGAATTCTTACAGCACTAGGGGATTGATTTGCATTAATAGCAAATGCAGTTACAGGTACTTGGTCTAAAAATCTTACTTGTGCCATTTAATAGAATATTGGTCTTATATAAATATGTAAATATTTTGTTTCAATTAAATTATCTTTTATCTTTTCTATTAGGATCTGGAAGTTCATTTGTTTCAATTCTATCACCTATTTGTACACCATCATAAAATCCAGGAGGTGTATCTGTTTCCATAGAAAATATAATTTTAGCTTTTTCTGTATATTTTTCTATACCATTTAAGTCACGTTGTAATATTTCAGGAACTACATATCCTTTTAATTTAATTGAAAAACTACTTCTAACTATTCTTTCATTATCTGTTTGCATTTCTGTTTGAAAAGCAAAAGAATCAATTGTAGCTTTAAATTTAAATCTTTCAGGATCGCCCCAATATGCATCTGAGGCGTATTGAATAGATTCTACTACTTTATTTAATTGTTCTACATAATATGTAAATATTACGCAATCATAATTTAAAGTTAAATAATCTGGTACTGCTGAAGCATAAAATTGTTTAGTAGGGACTCGATTATTTAATACTGCAAATTGATCATATGCATTTTTTTTATCATATTTTTTAGTAAAAACATTAAAATTATTAGGATTATTAGCATCTAATTTACGTGTTAAGCTCCTATCTTTTTCCATACTGGTTCTTTTAACCATAATTAAAGGAGCCATTATTTTTCCTTTTACATCTCTATAATATCCATCTTTTTGATACGATTTCCATTTTTCAGGAGCACCATATATTACAGGAACAGGTAATCTTTCTCCATTTTGATTAACTGAGGGTTGGATTACATTTTTAAAGTAATAAAATACTGCTTCATCAATATCTTGAATACCAATATTAAAAGGTTTTACATTATCTCCTCTAAATGATATATTATTTCCCCTATTTTCAGGAGCTTTAGCTAAATTAGGATTACCCGATTCTTTATCATAAGGAATATGTTGATCAATACTAATCTCTTTTTGTGTTTTTGGTATGGGTTTTCTTTCAGCCATTATAATCGTTGTCTTTGAATATTATATCTATCTCCAGGAACGTAATGAGTTTGACATATAATAGAAATTGAAGAACCAAAATTTGCTAAATCAGTTTCTAATGGATTATTTCCTTCATCATCTAAAAATGGGTAATCAGGATTTTTACCTACAAAAAATTGATTTGCATTTGTATTATCTACTTCATAATACCCATTTTGATACATTATAACATCTCCTACTTCAGGAACTAAATTAGCTCCATATACATTATCTGTTTGATTATCTAAACAGGGGTTTTTACCTAATAAATCATCTCGTAAAAATTTAAATGTAATACCCCACTGAAAGTCTACACCTAAATCACTTTCAGGATATTCTTGATCTTGTCTTTCAATTAAACAATTTAAAATTACAGGATCAAAAAAATATCTACCATCAGCCGCTTCACCATACATATTTACTTTAGTTTCGGCTAAACGGTATTTATAATAAACACATTCTTGAGAAATAATATTCCCTATCAGTTCACGATTAACATGTCTGAAAAAACTTATATCTCTTGCTTCTCCGTATAATGCCATATTAACCTATAAAAATTGTCATTGGTACTTCTCCTAATTCACTATTACGAGCTACCGATTCTGCTTGCCTTCTTTCAAGTAATGATTGACGGGATGTAGATTCAAAATATTCTCTTAACCTATCAATTAGTTTATTTTTATCAGCTTCAGCTGAGGATAATAAATCTGATTGATTTAGGGTAACTTCGGCTCCTGGGATTGGTACTGTTGTATATTTACCTCTAACATATCCTAAAATTTCTTTTACTAATGCTAGTGTATATTCGAATATCCAAGCTCTACCTACAGAATTAATACTATCATAATCTACATTTCTAAAAGGTATTTGGGATATATTAGATATTGCATTAGTATCTATATCTACTGAGGTACAAGCTTCATCTGATTTAAGAAGGTACTCAAACCATAATCTACTTCCAGTATCTTCATCACTAGGAATAGGGAATATTCTTAATTTATTATTAATTAATTGGAATGTATAATTAGATAATCTAACATCATTTGACATCTCAATAGCTTGGATAGTTTGCATATCATAACTAAGAGGCATCATTAAGAAATTATCTCCAAACCCATATCCACCACCCATAAAAGCAAAAGCAGCTGCATCTCCATCAAAACCAAATCCAGCAGCATATGGAGTGTACATTTCATTTATAGCAGGAGGACCTTGATAAAATATTCTCATTATTTCAACATCACTACCTGTTAAACCTTGAGAAGTAGCCCAAGTATCTAAATCATAATCTTGAATACTTGAAGTTAATACTACAGATCCACTATACCAATCTACATTACCTCCTACTCCAGCCCAAGTACCATATTGTTCTGAAAGGTCTACTATTCTTTGTAAATTAGGTGTAATTATAGCATTTTGTAAATCAACTTGGGTATTTTCATAAGAATAAGGAGTACCTTCTAGAGTTAAAAAGTCTTCTCTTTGTTTATATGCAAATAACTCATTAGCATATACTGTTACTGCTTCTTCAAAAGCAGCATAAAAGTTTATGTCTTGTAATTCAACATTTTCAATAGGATAACCTAAACGCAAAGCACAAAACTTTGCTACTTTATCTGCATCTTTTTGAAAATCAGGATTATAATCATAAAAACCGAATGGAGTATCTCCAGGGTGGAAAGATGATGATCCTGGCCATATTGGAATGTTTGCCATAGTGTTTTGGTTATAAATATGAATAAAAAAGGGTTCCCATTTAGGAACCCTATTTTTTAATGTTTATTTTTATTAAGATGATGCTACAACATACTCAATTTGAATACTACCAGTAAAATCACCACTTGCATCTCCCGCCATTGCTTTTATTTCATTAATGTAATCAAAAGAAGCTGTGATACTTGATGAAATTTCAAAAGCATCATTACTTAATATGAGAGATTTTCCAGGATCTACTTTAAATGTTACAGATTCATCATTAGTTTTAATACAATAAATACTAGCAAACTTTTCACTATCTTTTAAATTAGTAATTCTAATATATTTAACATCAGAATTTACAAATGATCCTGGGGTTAGTTCTTCTTTTGAATTTACAAAACCTATAATACCAATTCCTCCATCGGTAAGAGAACCACTCCAATCATATTCAATTACTTCTGTTCGAGTGACATAATTTTTAATACCACATACTGTAAATGAATTAAATGATTCTTGTACATTATAGTTAGGAAGAATAATAGATTCTTGGATGGTTACATCTAAGCATCCAGTTGGAGGGGTTTTAGGAGGACATTGAGCCATATTATAGGTTTTAGTTATAAATATTAAAAAAAGTAAAAAAATTTTATTTTTTAGATCTTCCACTTGTACCCGAAGAACCAGTTGTTATTCCTCGTTCAGCAGCTTCTTCATATATATCTAATAAATCATCTACAATAGGATCTCTGTGGTTTTCCATTAACGTGACTCCTAACATATTTTTTACTTTACGTGCTGCTGTATATAAAAATCTAAATCCTGAATCGCGTTTTGATTTCAAGTCTACTTGATGATCGTCACCACAAATAATCATTTTACTACGTAAACCAATACGAGTAACAATCATTTCCATTTGCTCGTGTGTAACGTTTTGGGCTTCATCTACGATAATACAACTATCAAGGAAAGTTCTACCACGCATAAAAGATACAGGTACAATTTCAATTTTTCCTTCTTCAATACATTTTTCGATTTTTTCTTTATCATATAAAGCATACATATTTTGATAGATAGGTTGTACCCAAGGATCCATTTTTTCTCTTAGATCACCAGGTAAGAAACCAATATCTTCTTTTGATACTGTAGGTCTTGTAATAATGATTTTTTCGTATTGTCTTCTAAATAGACCGTCTAATGCAATTTGACATGCTAACATTGTTTTTCCAGAACCAGCCTTACCTGCTAGCAAAGTAAGTGTGTTTTCTAATATTTTAGCTTTCGCTTCTTTTTGTTCTTCGTTTAA